CTGAAATTTGAGGAACGATGGACAAGGGTAAAATTTGGGCACTCAGTCGCTGGATGGCATTGGGATACGATGCTTGCGGCTCACTGTTTGGATAATCGCTCTCATATTACCTCAGTAAAATTTCAGGCTTTTGTTCTGCTGGGCATAGCGGATTACGCCTCCCATGTTGAACCTTATTTAAAAACGGAATACGCCAATGAGGTGAATAAAATTGAAGAGTTGGATGATGATGAGTTATTGCTTTATAACGGGCTAGATAGTTTACTGGAATACAAAGTGATGGAACGGCAGAAGGAAGTTTTTGAGAAGGGAGTTGAAATAGAATGATTCCTTACACGACCGAAGCGGTGAAGCTTTTAATGGAGGGAGCTAAGGCCCTTGCAAAAGTGGAGGGTGATGGGATACGGATGGATGTGAGTTATCTGGACCGCACGATTAAAGAGACAGGCCAAAAAATTCAGGATATGGAGGCTCAGTTGAAAAAGAGTGAAATAGCCAAAGAGTGGAAAAGAACCTTTGGGGCCAAAATGAATTTTGGTTCCTCCACTCAGTTGGGAAAGCTCCTTTTCGAGGTGCTAAAATATAGGTCTTCTGACTTCACCGCCTCTGGACGATACAAGACGGATGAGGCTGCCTTGCGCTCAGTGGATATTCCTTTTGTGCGGGATTATTTGGAAATCAAAAAGCTCCAAAAAATTCAGACCACTTACTTGCAAGGGATACAACGGGAAATCGTGGGAGGATATTTACATCCATTTTTCAATCTACATACAACCCGCACTTTTCGCTCTTCTTCTGATTCTCCAAACTTTCAAAACTTGCCCGTGAGAAATCCTGAACTGGGAAGGATGGTCAGGAGTGCTTTTATTCCAAGGCCCAACGGCCATTTGGTTGAAATGGATTATAGCGGAATTGAAGTTTGTATTGCAGCCTGCTACCATAAAGACCCCAGAATGATTGAGTACATTTCCGACCCCTCAAAAGACCTTCACAGGGACATGGCGATGGAGTGTTTTGCTTTACAAAAAAGTGAAATGAATAACCCCGTGGATGAGGAAGATAAAAAGAGAATCAAACGGATTCGGTACTGCGGAAAAAATATGTTTGTCTTCCCGCAGTTTTACGGGGATTGGTATAAGGATTGCGCCGTTTCCCTCTGGCAGGCTGCTGAGCAATTACAATTAAAACTCAGGGACGGCACGCCGATGCGAAAACACTTAGCCACGAAAGGAATTAAAAGCCTCTCTGACTTTGAAGAGCATTTGAGGAAAGTGGAGAATTTTTTCTGGAATAAAAGATTCCCCACCTACACGAAATGGAAAAAAGATTGGCTGCGGGCTTATCAGAAAAACGGATACCTAATAACCAAAACTGGGTTTGTTTGCCAAGGCCAGATGAGACGAAATGAAATAATAAATTATCCGGTTCAGGGCAGTGCTTTCCATTGCTTGCTTCAGTCTTTAATCTGGTTCGTTCGGCATGATTTGAAAAAAAGGAAAATGCAGGCCAAGATAGTCGGACAGATTCATGATTCTATCGTGGCAGACGTGCCCCACGAAGAAATGGCGGAGTTTGTGCCGATGGCAAAGGAAATAATGACAGAGCGGCTCCCAGAGCGTTGGAAATGGATAAATATACCGCTCACGATTGAAATTGAGGCCTCTCCAATAAACGGAAGCTGGGCAGAAAAGAAAGGAATTAAAGAATGATTTTAGTAACGGACTTTGATGGGACTTTGGTGGCAGATAAATGGCCTGAGATTGGAGATGCTGACTGTGATTTAATATGGGCTTTTGTGGAGGCTCAGAAAGCAGGTCATAAAGTAATTTTGAACACCTGCCGACAAGGGGAGCAGTTAGAAAAAGCAGTCCGATTTTTGAAATTTTACGGACTCACTTTTGATGGAGTGAATGAAAACATTTTGGAGGAAAAACAGGGATTGAAAGATTGTCGGAAAATCTTTGGAGATTTTTACTATGATGATAGGAGTTTCAATTGGGATCGGGACCAAGCCATCTGGCATGTGAAAAGAATAGCCTGCCAAGCACCAGTAATATAGTTTACGAAACAGAGAGAGAGAGAGGAAAGAAATTTTATGAGTAGTGAATTATACAAAAAATATAGGCCTTCAAGTTTGAAGGGCATAATCGGCAACGAGGCCACGGTGCGGACTTTGGCAAACATGCTGGAACGGAAAACGCTTCCTCATACCCTGCTTTTGCAGGGGCCGAGTGGATGTGGAAAAACGACGCTTGCAAGAATTTTACAGGCTCAGCTTTCCTGTTCTGAAATGGACTTTGCAGAGCTGAATTGCTCCGATTTCAGAGGCGTGGACACCATACGGGAAATTGCAAGACAGATGCACCTTGCTCCGACGGGAGGCGTGGCTAGAATTTGGCTTTTGGATGAGGTTCACCAGATGACGAAGGATGCACAGAATGCAGCCTTGAAAATTCTGGAAGACACCCCGAACCACGTCTATTTTATTCTCTGCACGACCGACCCACAAAAACTGATTCCTACAATCAAAAACCGATGCTGTCAATTATCGGTCGAGCTGCTGAAACGGGAGCAGTTGAAGAAACTTATTGGTCGAGTTTTAAAGAGAGAGGGAGAGGAACTGAGTGAGGATTTGATTGAGGATGTCATTGAAGCAAGTGCAGGAAGTGCCCGTAAGGCTTTGGTGATTCTGGACCGAGTTTTGAATCTGCCAGAGAGCGACAGAGAAGACGCCATAAAAAACGACCCAGAAGAAAAAGAGGTGATTGAACTTTGCAGGGCTCTTATTAAAGGCGAGCAATGGTCAAGGGTGGCAAGCCTGTTAAAAGCGATTAAAACCGAGCCTGAGACCGTCAGATATGCGGTTCTGGGCTATGCTAGAGCTTGTCTTCTGGGAGGGAAGAATGCCAGAGCCGCTCTAGTGATAGATGCTTTTGCTGATAATTTTTACGACTCAAAAGAGGCGGGGCTGGCGCTCGCCTGCTACGAAATAATTGAAGGAATTTGAGGGAGCGAGCAAAAAATCAGAGGATGAAACCTGATAATAGAATAGAGAACAGAATTTTATTATGAAGAAAAATGAGTTCGAGTTAGACTTAGAAATTGACGTCACCCAATTGGATGTTACTGCCGCAACACAAGCGGAAAAGTTTTTCAAATGGGCTGAGCAGAGCGTGGAAGCAAAAAAGGAAATGGACATGAGCAAGTTCCGTTTGGATGTGCTCTATGCCCAGCTTCAAACCAGAGCCAGAACAGACCCCGAAAGTTTTGGGATTCAGAAGGTGACCGAAGCGGCCATTGATACGGCAGTCAAGGTTTCTGCCTCTTATCGGGAGGCATATGAAAAATGGCTGGAAGCTAAGGCAGAGAGTGCCATTTTGGATGAGGCGGTCGAAGCCTTCCAGCATAAAAAGAGAATGATTGAATTATTGGTCACGCTTCACGGCCAACAGTATTTTGCAGGGCCTTCAGTTCCAAGGAACTTAGTGGAGGCTTGGGAGAAAATGAAAAGTAAACGGGGAGCCGAGGTGATGGAAAAGACCAAGCTCCGCAAACGTGAAACTCCTTCCAATGAATGATTTTTTTACAAGTACGGTAAAGGGAGCTGCAATTTTTTTCCTGAGCATAGTCTGGGTTTACGTTATAGCCAGAATGGTGGGCAGGGCAGTTGTCAGGACCTTTGAAGATAAGAATAAAACTAAAAACAAAAGAGCTAAGCATGAGTAAACGAAACAAAAGAACACGCCTCTCAAGAGAGGAAATCATTAAGAAATCCACGACTCAAACCTCTGGTGGCGGGAATTGGTTCCGATTACCTGAAGGGGTGGAAACATGGGAGCCAAAGGAGAAGGGGAAATTCAAAATTGACATAATTCCCTACGAAACGACAAGCGACAATCATCCAAACGAGGTGGCCAAGGGAGTCGTTTGGTATCAGCACCCGTTCAAAGTACATCATGGGGTTGGAGCGGACGGAAAGTCCATTGTCTGCCCAACGACGGTGGGTAAAAAATGTCCTATCTGCGAAGAGATTTCTCGCCTCTCCAAAAACTACGACGAGAATGAGGAAACCATTAAGTCTCTACGGGCACAGCGGTATGTGGCTTTCAATATCCTGCATCCAGACGACCCCGACAAGGTAGCGATTTTTGCGCTTTCAGTGGGTAAATTTTACAACGCTCTGGAAAAGGAAATTCAGGAGTCCGACGAGGACGATATAGCCAACTTTTTCGATGTGACCGAAAGCGGCAAAACGCTCAAGGTTCGTTTTTCAGAGGCGACTTATGCAGGGAAAAAATATCTGGAAGCAACTAAAATTGAATTCGTGGATCGGGAGCCGATGGATGAGGACGAAATCTTTTCCAAAGTGGTCAATCTGGATGAAATGTTTGTGGTGATGGAATACGATAAACTGAATGCTCTTTTCTTGCAAACGGAGGATGAAGCCGAAGAGGAAGAGGAAAAATCGAAGGCAAAAGCAAAAGACAAACCAACTTCCAAGCGGGCCAAGCCCTCAGATGACGAAGACGACGAAGACGACGAAGAGGAAGATGATATTCCTTTTAACCATCCTTCAAA